ATGAAATTTAAAATATTATTATTAAGTTTTATTGCCACTGGTTGCTATGCTAATGAAAGTACAGCTGACCCGGATATTTGTAATATCGTAAAAAAGGTCGCTTATAACGTGATGGAAGCACGACAGCAAAAAGTACCAGCACAAGATTTACAACAAATTGCTGATGGGCTGGCAGATAAAAAAGCCAAGCAGCTTTATCAAGACTTAATTAGCTCAGCTTATGCTGCCAAAGTATTTAAGACAAGTTTCTTTAAACGCCAAGCAATTGAAGATTTCCAAGCAGGATGGTATGAGGAATGTTTACGTAGAAATGAATAATAATTAAAAAAATAATGAGTATTTAATTTTTAAGAACAACTAATTAGTTAAGAGAATAAAAAAATAGACTGACAGGTCTGTCTAGGTATTTTAATTTGAAAATAAAATTCGAATTTATAGGTATTTATTTAAAAATAAATGCTCCGAAGATGCCGCTGCATGTCGTTACCCTTGAACCCTAAAGTTCAGCGAGATTTTAATGATTCTAACAATACAATGCAATATTAAGCAATACCTAGCGATATTAAAAAATCAATATTTTTAGTAATTTATATTAAAACAATACAATGCAATATTACACAATCTTTAGCAATACAAAAATAGTCTATTAATGGTCTATTTTCAAAAATACGGTCTATTTTTCAGGTTTAAGTCTATTAAAGGTCTATTTTAATTGATTAAAAAAGCGGCACTTAGCCGCTTATGCTGTGTGTGCCATTTTGTTTTGTTCAATATAAGCCAAAACATCAGCCTTCACATAATTTACTTGGCGTTTATGAGGCTTTGAAAAGGGAATGCCTCCACCTTCACATCTTTTCTTTTGCAACCACGGTAAGGATACGTGCATAACAATAGCTACTGTTTCAGGTGGAAAAGTTTGATTATCAGCAGCTTCCCAAAATTCCTTCTTAGCAGCCTCTTTTTCTGCATGTGTCATACGATCTAATTTAGTTAAACGTGACATTTATTTCTCCTTACTTTCCGCTTTAGGATTTGCCCACCAAAGTACAGGGCCATCTTCTGAATCAAATGCTGCAATTAAAAAGAGTCCTTGTTCTGGCGGTTCTGGCTTCCAGTTGGGCCAAACTACTGCATCTTCCGGTATATTTGGTATTTCATCGTAATCTAATAGTTGAGTTTCAATTTCAACTCTAAGATTCATCTGAAGTTGTGCCCACTGTTCTCTTGTATAGGCTTCTGCTCCTTCTTCAATGGTGTCAAACAATTCAATATCTGGATGAAACCAATTGAAAAGGTTTTCAGGTGGTTCTATTGGCTGGATCTGATATTTAAAACCCGTCTCACTAGATCCAAAAAATAGTTTTGCTTCATCAAAGCTTTTGGTTACAAGAGGGGCAGAACCTTTCTTGTAGCAAATTACTATTTCATCAAATTTAAAAACACGTTCAGCTGTCTTCAAATCAAAGCATTGGTACATAGGTTCACTAAACCAACTTTCTACATAAAATAGATTTTTAATATGATCTTTGCGGGAACCGTGCCATTTCTGGACTTTAATAACATCATCGAAGATTTCTAAGAAAAAGTTGTTGCCTTCCTTTTCATGCATTTTTCTATAACGTTCAACAGCTCTCTCAGCTATCTCTTTAGAAGCTGCTGGTGTTTGTCTAAAAGGGCTGTAACCTTCAGGTCGCATTGCAACCGCCCATAAAGTTGATTCACTCATCCCTCAGCTCCCGATTCTTTTTCAACTAGTGCACTGTAAACATCTTTAGCTTCTTTAAGAGTAAGGAACTCTGGACCTGAACCAACAGACCCTAAGCAGACACAAGCCATTGCCATTATAGTTTTGCGATTTGGTTCCTTTGGAATTAGTAGATGAGTCTCTGGCACCGCCTGAGCTTTAGCTCTTGCTTTCCATGCCTTAAACATCTCGTGTTTTAGATATGATTTATTGGCGTATTCCTCAGAGGAAGGATCTAAGGGCAATTCACCATGTCTTTTAAAAAAATAAACATCAAAATCTTCAAGTTCTTGGTTTAGATCAATCATTTAGGCCACCATTCTATAAATACGTTTAACTTCATGGTCCAGCTCATCCATTGCAGAGCGACCTTCTTTGAAATATTTCAAAAGCATTAGTTTGTATCGCTCTTGAGCTGCTTTGTTCATCACACCTTCGTTGCTTACTGAAAGGGTGCCTTTATTACCTTTAATTAAGTTCACGCCGTGCGGTGTGCCTTTCCCGCGATACCCGGCATTTACGTTGAACACAATGAACTTCTCGAAAAGCTGCATTGGTAGCAGCTTTGGCTCGAAAAGAAACTCTGGAGTAGTTTGTTTCGACATTAGAATGGTTCCTCCAGTAAAAAATTTTTCATGCTCTAATCCCTGTTTTAGACAATATTTCAATTTCTTGTTTTACTGCTTGAAGTTTTGCCGCTTCAATTTGGATCAGGGCATCTATGCCGAAATGCTCACAAACTGTTTTTACATCGAGGCCACGTTCAGCAATAAAGTTTTGAAGTTCATCTCTTTGTTGATCTGAGATACCGTTAAATTCAGGTGGACTAATCCAAGTGCCACGTTGCTTATCAAACGTGCAATTCAATGCTTTAGCTCTCATTAACATTGCTTGTCGCATGTTCTGGTAATACATATGTTCTTTATCAAGCGACTCGGTTAATTGATTAAGGTCACCTGCATGCTCAGCTTCTTCACAGCTTTGTTTCCAGTTTTCTAGCTCTTCTTGGGCTTTAGCTGCTGCAAGTTGTGCAGGCGTTAAGGTGTTAATGTGATCTTTAGCTTGAGTAATCAGGTCAGCCAAGAAAGTAGGATGTGCTTTAAGATCTGGTACCCATACTTCACCAGTTTCACCGCCTAAAGCACCTGAGTTTTTCGCATGATGTGTAGGCGAAGGTTTGAAATTAATAACGCGGGCATTTTTACCTTCACCTGTAGTAACAGTTGTTAGATAACCCATGACATCTGCGATACGGTAAAGCTCGTTACGGTTTTTACCACCTAGATCTGGTCGGTAAATAATTTGATCACCGTTTTGATCTTCTGATGCGTGTGCAATGAAAACAACATCTTTACCTAAACTGATCAAAGTATTGATGTATTGCTTGAACGTTTGGTTTGCTAAACCTTGAGCCTTTAACTTTAAAGAACCATCTTTTTGACGGTTATTTGCCGTAAGTAACAGGTGGGTTTTAATGCATTCAAGCATTGCACCCACGGTATCAATGACTACGGTTTTATATGGTGCTAAGTCCTGCGGAGTAAGGTTTGCAACATCACTCCATTGTTGAACCTGTACAACCGCACCTCGACGTAATTCACCAGTACGGTGAGCACCACGGTCAAAGTCAAAAGAAATTGCTTTTTCCGCAGTAAAACCCATCGATGATTTACCTAAACCCGGATCAGCGTATAGGTACACAATAATTGCTTGAACCAATAAAGTTTGGTCAGCAGTAATAATCGGTAGAGCCATTTTTATTATCCTTATCTTGAGCCAGTGAAGCCGCGCTTAGTTTTATAAGCTTTGCGGTCATAAGTAGGGATGTTTGTTTCACGCAGTTTTATTGCGAGCTGCTTTCTGCGTTGAAAGTCGATTTCTTGTGTGAGTTCATTCCAAACTTTTGGAAAGTCAGTTTGGAACTTGGCCACATTTAAAGGTGTCTTAACCCCGTCTTTAACGTTGTAAAGAACTGAGCCATTAGCATTAGATGCGTACACTTGCCAGCCAATACGAACAGAGTAGAGGCCCTTATCATCACGGCCTAAAAATGACTTGTAGCCGTCGGGGTGTTTTTTGAAATTAGTCATCTTTAAGCCTCCACCAACTTGTTACGTTCGATAAAGCCTTTTAGAAGGTCATTGATATTTCGGATGTCTTCAAATTCGGTGAAATCGTTATATGACTTACCGTTAATATCAGTGATTTCATTTACAGTGAGTTGAGTAATATCAACAGCGGTGAATTCAGAACCCGGAACGCCGTAGCTGTCTGGATGTGCTTCAAAATCAAAGCTAACGTTTAAACGGAAGCTATCAAATTTGATGACTGCAACGCCAGAATGTTTACCTGTGATTTTTGCGGTTAACACACCGTAAGTACTTGGTTGAGTTTTAGGTGTAAAAAGAGTAGGTGCGTCTTTTGTTTGGAAAGCTGGTTGCAATTGGCAAGCAACTAAAGAACCACCAGAGATTGCAAGAGCAGCCATGCTGACAAATGCAAATGAGTTGAAAGGGGTAGCTTTTACGTTCATAATTAATCTCGCAGTTTTGCAAAGCCCCGTTTCCGTCCAAAGTTCCGGGGCTTTTTTGTTGTCTGTGAGAAAAATATTAGCATACTAATATTAGTAGTCAATAGATCACGCTAATAAATATTAGTTTACTTATTTATTTGGTGAGGGAAATCAAAAGAAAACCCACATATTAGTGGGATAGATAGAAATTCGTATTTTTAAAATAAAATATTTTTTTATAAAAAATTAAGTTCTATATAACAATAATAGCAATGAAAAAAGGCCCAAATAAATCCAATACCATATTTCTCTAACTAGTTCTCTGCCACCGTAAGCACCAACTATTTCAAAGACCAATCCAGAAGCAAATAATGCCATGAGTGCAAATACAAATAACATTACACCCCAATCGCTTAAACCATACAATCGTTCTGGTTTTTCACCCGTCTTTTTTCGATTGACCCATTTTTTTATTGACCTGTAGTAAAAGTAGGAGGCACCAATTCCAAGAATTATTATAAAGAGTGTAGATGCTGGGCTATTAGTTGATGGACTACTTGTAACTCTATATCCACTATAAATTACAGCATTCACTTTAAAGTTAATAAGGAGTAAGCCTATAAAAATTCCTAAATTTCTTAATAAAATCATATGATTTTCTTTTTAATATTTGACTTCTCTATTGTGCCTAACAACTACACCAATAATCGATATTTCTATTTGCGTAGAGTTGAGTGTTGGAAAATCTGGATTCAATGGAACTAATTCAATGATATCAACACCAAACTCATTCACCCCAATCACTCTATATTTTTTAAAAGTTGTTCTAGCTACACCATGTTGAACTTCTTGAGCAATAACAAGAGATCCAGGTTTGGCTTCTAATGCTCCATCAACAACAATCTCATCACCAGGCATAAACTCTGGGGCCATGCTTAGACCTTCGACTTTTAAAGAAAAAACACACTCAGGGCGTGCACCTTGATAAGTAGTCCAAGTTGTACCTAAAGGATTTACCCCATCATAACCAACTTCATGGAATAACCCAGCTTGTACATAATCTAAAAGAGGAATAGCACACAAAGGATGGGTAGGCACAGAAACATTACTTTCACTATGATTATTTGAAAAATTATTATTACTGGATTCAATTCCTGTTTGAAGCCAATAAGAATCAACACCCAAATATTTTGCAATTGAAGGTAAATGTGAAGAGGAAGTAACTAAACCATTTTCAAGCTGGCTAAGAGCTGATTGAGTTATACCAACAGCCTCAACCACATCTTTTTGTGATTTACCTGCTTTTTTTCTAGCTTCTTTGAGTCTCTTGCCAATCATAAAAAATATCCTTTACTTCAGATTAAAGAATATTAGAGAACTAATATTCAATCAAATTAGAATACTTATTGACTGAATATTAGAATGCTAATATTATTTCTTGAGTTACTTATATTTGAGGGATGACTATGGAAACCATTTACCAAAATCTTGTAGAGCATTTTGGTGGTCAAGTAGCCGCAGCAAAAGCTCTTAATGTTAGTCAATCAAACATTAGTGGCTACACATCTGGTCGTTGGAGTATGTCAGCCAAAGTTGCAATCAAGGCTGAAAAAGCTACTAACGGTGAATTTAAAGCAGTCGATCTTTGTCCTGCCTTAAAAGAACTTAAGAACTTATCTGCTTAGGACCTAACCATGAGCAAATTATCAGTTGATATATCTGCAAGCGCGAGAAATGGAGTATCCCGCATATTGCATGGTCTTGATATAAGCAATCAAAAAGAGATTGCTGAACAATTAAAAGTTGATCCAAGCACTATTACTCGGCTTAAAACGGATAAGAAAAACAATGGCTTGAATGAAATTGAAATGTTTTGCGAGCTATTGAGTTTACTTGGTTTGAAAGTCGTTCCTAAAGATTATCAGAGCATTGATAAAGAACGTGTTGCTGCACTTTTAGTTATGTCTAAAAGCTGGATGAACCGTATAGAAACGGTGGATGACTTATTTCATGACGAAATCAGTGGTCAAAAAGAAAAGCTTGGATATTAAAAAAGCCTGATCTCGGAAATCAGGCTTCTAGGCATTCAATTGAGGTGAATCAAATGAACACAAATAATCTATCAAATCAACAGCAAATAATCCAGAGCTGGTTTGAGCCGGCTCTTTATACGCTGAATCAATTGCTTCAAAAGAGAAAGGAAACCCTCCGCCGTATTAATCGAGATGAAAAGAATGCTGCAGTAAAGCGCGATGAATTCATGTGGGCACTTTCACTAGAGCACAGAATGCCGCTATATCACGCCGGAGTGATTATTTCGAATCTCTATAGAGCTAAGAAAATTCGATATTTGGGTAGCTTTATTCAAATTATTGAAGAGGAGGAACAATGAGCCTAGACGCATCCATTTGGGCCTTCAAAGCTGAGGTTAAAACCTCAAGTCAAAGACTTGTTTTATTGGCTTTGGCTGATAGAGCGGGTGAGTCTCACAAGTGCTACCCAAGCATTAAACGCATGGTTAAGGACACGCTTCTTAACCGCAAAACAATTATTAAAGTTTTAGATGAACTTGAAGCTGGTTCATTTATTAAATTTACAGGTGAAATCACAGGTAATGGTGTGAAAGTTTACCAGTTAATTGGTGTGATGGGCCGTGAAGAAGAAAATGTAATTAGTCCCAAAAATGGGACTGGTACCAATAACGGAACTAGTTCCAATTTCGGTACTGGTTCCAAAAACGGTACCGAGACCAGTACCAATATTGGGACACAGAACCTATCAAGGAATCTATCAGATGAATCTAAAAATAAAAAAACTTGGTTGAGTTTGAAAAAACTTCGTGAAGAAATTCTTTTGGCATCTGATCAGGAAACTTACGAGCTGATCAAAAACGCGACTTGGTTCGATCGTGAATTACGAGCATTTGAACTTTATAACGCTGATAAGAATCTTTGTGATGAACTCATGCATTACCACTTTGCTGACTGGTTGATTAACGCATGTGGCAAATACCAAGCACGTGAACATGCAACTTTCCAAAATTCAGGGTCGCAAGTTCGGTGCTCACCGAGCGCACCGCACCAGTTGAGCGATAAACAAGTTCATTCCTTCGCTCAAAAACTCTCACAACATCCTGAGTTCGCAAGCCAGTTTGCAGCTGCAGGGGAAAGCTACGATCAACTTGCAGCACGTATCGCTGTAAAACTTAGCGATCCAGCTCAGGCCAAACAATGGGAACCATATCTCAAGCAAGTGGGATTCAAAGGTACATTACAGGGGGCGGCATGACATCAATGAGCATTGCTGATTACCGAAAGTTATTTCCGATAAAGAAAAATAAAAAACGGCGGTCAGCAAAGCAAACACGAGAGCCAAGTGTAGGGGAGGTTTTATTAGCAACGCATTTAAGAGCATGCAAGATTGGTTTTGAACAGGAGTACAAATTCCATCCAAAACGCAAATGGAGAGCAGATTTTTTAATAACGGGTATAAAGATTTTGATTGAGGTAGAAGGCGGGATCTGGAGCGGAGGCCGTCACACTAGAGGCAAGGGCTATATAGGGGATATGGAGAAATACAACGGAGCAGCAATGATGGGTTTTACAGTTTTACGGTTCAGCACAGAGCAAGTTAAAGCAGGCGTGGCGATTAAACAAATTGAGCAATTGGTGGGATGAAAATGAATATGCCAGTACAACAACACATTTTACAAGCGGTCGATTGGTCTAGATTTAGTTTTGAAGAGTGGTGTCGCCAGCTCGGAGCTTGGCTTAACGGCGATACAGAAAGAATGGTCAAAATTGTTAAGACGATGCCAACAAAACGCATCACTCAAAAACAACGTGAAAAATTAATAGCTATGTATATGAGCGATGAAAATTTAAAAGATCGCTTATGTATTCGCCGTAATGGTACTTGCTGTGAGTTAAATGACAATGAGGCACGTGCAATCCACAAATTGATTATTGATATTAAATTAATTGAAGACAGCATTTTACAAGAGTGGATTTCAGCAATTTGGTCACATCATGTTATGGGTAATTCACTACGTGATATTGCGCAAAGCAACGATACTTCAGTAAATCAAATTAGACAGGATTTAAAGTGCGGCCTAGCTTACATCAAAAGCCGTAATCCTCATTTTAAGTTTGAAACTTTTGAAAAAACCGCTTGAGTGTGCGCACAGGGATGTGGTATTTTTGTATAAAATGGATTTTTTATATTTAAAAATATTACTAGTTACCTAAGTATATTTAATTCCTCTAAAAAAAATAAGTTCTGCAATATTTTAGAGTAATGTTATTCGAAACCTTTTATGATAGCATCCTCTATAGGCAAGATTGGTGTTTTCGACATAATTTATGAAATTTCAAGTTGAAGTAAAAAATTTCGGTAAAATTAGGGATGCCCGTGTAAATCTGGCTCCTTTTACCGTGATCTCTGGTACAAATTCTTCGGGTAAAAGTTTTTTATCGAAAGCTTTGTATACTTTTTTTAGCACCATTAATAAAGACTATGTAACGATAGAAGTCAAAAAACTATTTATTTCTATATATAACCTTTCTCACTATGGTTTTCATATCACGAGAGACCCAAGTTCTAAAATTATCGAAATTTACCATAATCTGGAAGAGGAGTTAGCGAACCTCGACCGAACTATCAATTCCACTTTTGGTAATTCAACACTTCTTGAACAACACGCGAATAATTTAAATATAGCTGGTAAAATTGAATTAATTGAAGATTTGGTTCAAGAATTACAAGAAGAGTTAAAAAATAAAAAAAAGTACTCCGATTATTATGAGAGAGTTGCATTAGCTCTTAAACAAATTAAAACTTTAAAGGATGCAGTGAAAAGTCCTACTAGAATATTATCTAGAAAATTAGATGAAGAGTTTAAAAATAATTTGAAAGAAAACTTTCAAGTTTTATCTCTTATAGATCTCATATCTAATGATCATAAAGAAAAGATTATAGAATTTAAAATTGAAGGTTTAGGTGAAATTAAAATTGATAAAGAAAATATTGATTTTAACTTAAATACCGATGCAATCTCGGAATTTCAATCTTTGCATAATGTTGTATTCGTAGAGTCTCCAATTTATTGGAAATTAAGAAAGCCTTTAATGGAAATTCAGAAAAGAACTAGAGGCAATTCATTATTCCATTTTAAAAATAGCCAGTCTGAACTTTCAGGCATTCCTAAATTTTTCTTTGATCTCATGGATTTGCTTAGTCTAGACATTAAGTCAAATGATGAATCAAATAATTTCTCTAATGTTATTCAAGCAAAAATTAATAAAGCTTTATCTGGTGAATTAGTAATTTCTGAAACTGGAGAAATTTATTTTAATGATCAAGGTTGTTCAAAGAATATTAATTTAAACTTAACTGCAACTGGGGTCACTAATTTAGGTATTATCGGCCTTTTAGTCAAAAAGAATATCATTGCTAAAGGTAGTTTCGTGTTCATTGATGAGCCTGAAGTTAATTTACATCCTGCATGGCAAAAAATAATGGTAGAAAGTCTTTATGAGTTAAGTAAAAATGGCATTAATGTTGTAATTGCAACTCATAGTATTGATATGATTAAATATATTGAAAATATTATGTATGAGTTAGATGATGAGCAGGTTAAGTCCCATTTTGCTATTAACAGACTTTCTAATGATGGTGTATCGATAACAGAAAAACTGAGCCCAAAAGAATCACTACTACGAATAAAAGATGACCTAGGTGAATCTTTTTATAATATGGTACTGGAAACTGGTTGGTAATATGCGTTGTATTAGTACATTTTTAGAAAAAATTGATCATGAAATGCCTAAATACAATGAAATTAATATTAATCGTCAAGCTTATAAAATTGATGGAAATTCAGGCATAAAGCTTCATTGTCAAAAAGGTGAGCTTAAGTCAGTAGATTATTTTGATAATCATCCAGTAAAGGGTTTTTTATACCTAGAGTTTAGTGATTTGATAGCAAGTGATGAACAAATTGCAGCTAAAATAAACGAAATTGAACAATCAAATTTATCTAGGAAGTTAACTAAAGAACTTAGAAAAAATTACACTAGTTCTATTCAACGTGAATTAGTTCAAAAAATCAAGGATACTCTTCATTTGCAACAATTAATGGGTGAGTACATTGAAAATATTCCTGAGTTCTTTCAAACCTTAGGTAAATTCGTTATTGTCATTGCGCCAATAGAGCAAGGTAAACGTTCTGATGTATCAAGATGCATTGATAGGTGGAGATCAGCAATACTTACAAGCATGCCTAAAGGTATGTTTAATGAAGTAATATTTATTACTTTAGATGTTTTTACTGCTTAAGTATTTTAAAGTTTTGAATTTTATGCCACCGTTGAGGTGGTTTTTTTATAGATTGACTATAGAAAAGGCCTTTATGTTCAAGCTTAAGGTAAACATAACCAATATAAGAAAGACATTATGTTATAGTCCAGTCTGATTAAAAAATGGTAAATAAAATGAATATATGTGTTGGTGGTGAATTGGATGGACAAAAGATAGAAAAAGAAGGAAGATTGCTTAAAGCATCTGATATCGACCCATCGTTTAAAACTGAGTACTACAAGCAAGTTTTTAACCGCGACAACATTAACTATCATTTTTGGTTGCCTATTGAATCTAACTTACATGATATGTCTGAGAAAGTTCTAAATATCCTTAGAGCACCTAAAAACTAGCTTTTTACTTACAACAAGTGTCAGAAAACGCTTGAGTTCTGTTAATTGTTAACGGTTTGTAAACCACATAAGATATAAATACTAAGCGAAACATGCTTAGGATTTCAGGTTTTAGTGAGATTCACTAGTCCACTCTTTTAGGAGGGGGGTTTTTTTATGGATTTCAATATTGAATTTGTAGTTGCGCATATATGAATATCCATATATGATTCATTTCAAATACTGCGCTGAAAGTTTTTGTTTTTGTGACCCGTTTCTATTTGGAAGCGGGTTTTTTAATTTATAATTTGATTTCATTAGAATAAATTAGAAAAGTAGTTTTATGGAACGGGGAATCCTTTTAGAAAAATCATTAAATATGATTTTGGAACTTAAAGAAGAGCTCAGAAATAGTACAGTAATCGATTGTGGGCCACGATTAGATCTGGTTGAGCAATGTATTTATATTTCATTTGAACATGGAATTGGGGTTAACACCTTATTAACATTAGACATGCCAATTCAAGCAATGGTTTTATCTCGTGCTCAGTTCGAGTCTGCGGTAAGAGCCTATTGGTTATTGTTTTGCGCATCTAATTTTCAAATTTCAAAATTAAGTTTTGGCTATACTTTTGAAGAGCAGTTTGTCAAAGATACATGTCCATCCTTAAGTGAAATGTTAGAAATGCTTCATAAAGCTGATTTGCCAGCTAAACCTGTAATTAATATGTTTGTTGAGTTTAAAAAGTATCATCTCAACCAACTAAATTCATTTGTCCATACAGGTAAACATTCTTTTACTCGTGATGTAATGGGCTTCGATGTAAATCTAGTTCTGACTTTGATAAGACAATCTAATAATTTAATTACAGCATCTGCACAAATTATGTTGGCACATACAGTTCCAGATAAACAAAAATTCATCCATTTATTGATTAAAAAATATCGCGAATGCTTTTATTTGCAAGAAGATGTCGATTCAATTTTGAAATCAAAGTTGGAAAATTATTTTAATTAACTTTTAATTTGCCGGACGGATTACGGCGCAAACGGCCCCGCTTCATACTAGTTATTGGCGGGGCTTTTTTTTTGATATTTTAAGATGTAAAGTAAAATTTTACATTTAAAAACAGTAACTTATATCATTGTATTGACAGTGTGTTTACTGTAAATTATCTACTCAATCGGAGTAGCGTTTATGAAAATATATTTTATTGGCGGTAAGGCAGATAAGACTACAATTGAAGAAGATGAGATGAAGAATCCTAATTATGAGAAAAGATACTTCATTTTAAATGATGGTAAGAAATATGCTTTCTTTGTATATAAAGAAATGAGCGATCATCAAGCCAAAGAGCGTGCAGAAATCTATATTCAAATCTAAATCATCTAATAAAAACCCCACCATTCGGTGGGTTTTTTATTTCTGGAGTAATTATGAAAAATGAAGTTGGTTTTCATGTTCCTGTTCGTCCAATGCCTCCAGAATGGATTTTTGAAATGGGTACGCCTAACTTTGTGCCAGCGCCAGAATTGTGGGGATGGATAAGAAAGGTTTTTCTAGATCCAAAATCAAAACTATTTAACCCTGATCACATGCATTTACGGTCATTTCGATATCCAGATATTGCTGTGATGTGGGCTAGATCTGGTTTTAAAAAGCAAGGCCGTCAGGTCATTGGTACTACTGAAAAAGTCATGATCAATGCTGGTGGCTGGAAGAAAGAACGACAAGAAGAACAATTTATCCAGTGGTTCAATTATTTACCTGAATACTTAATTACTTTCGATGCTTCATATTCACTATTAGCAAGTGATGTGAACTTTTGTGCTTTGGTTGAACACGAGCTTTATCACATTGCACATAAGAAGGACCAATACGGAACACCAGCTTATAACAGAGAAACTGGTATGCCTAAGTTAGCCATTCAAGGTCACGATGTTGAAGAATTTACAGGTGTTGTTCGTCGATATGGAGCTAGTGAGGATGTTATGCGGATGGTTGAGGCAGCTAATAAAAGACCGCAGCTGTCATGGGCAGATGTTCATTATGCTTGCGGCACTTGTAATTTGAAGGTGGTTTAAATTTTTTTTGCCACTCTACTTGGACGTACTTGGACGGATAGAGATAAATGGCAAGGCTAAATAAGCGGGTGAAACTCTATATAGTACGGTCACTTGCTACCTATGAGACACCTAGTGAAACAGCAAGAGGCGTCCAAGAAGAATTTGGTATTACCGTAACCAAACAGCAATGTGAAGCATACGACCCAACTAAGAAAACTGGGCAGGACTTAAGCGAAGAATTTAAAACTGAGTTCTACAGAGTGCGCAAGGAAATGAACGACAACCTTAGCGCAATTCCAATCGCAAATATTGCCTACCGCCTCAAGCGTCTACAACGGTTCATCGATCATGAACAATTCAAAGAAAACCCTGTCATTGTGCCGAGCCTTTTAGAGCAGGCAGCTAAAGAGGTTGGCGGCTTATATACCAACCGTAAGGAAATAACAGGGGCAGGCGGTGGACCATTACAAAATGAAAATATTACCTATGTAACTGCTACCGATGAGCAGGTAAGGCAGGCGATAGATGAACTCGAGAACGAATATTGAACCTGTTAAAACCAAAGCTAAACGGATTAAATGTGAGAAAGAACATCTATTTTTCACACGTGCTTTTTTCTTGCCACGTATGGGCTTTAAGTTTTCGGTCAATTGGCATCATGAATATATTGCCAACAAGATTGACGAGGTAATTGCTGGCAAGGTTAAAAACCTAGTTATTAACGTTCCACCCGGAAGCGGTAAAACTGAATTACTTACAAATCTTATTGCCCGTGGTATAGCGCGTAATCCTCGTTCGCGATTTCTGTATTTGTCTTTCTCGCAATCACTTGTAGAGGATGTATCAGCTACAGCTAGAAATATTGTTAAGTCGGAAGACTTTCAGAACTTATGGCCTGTAAAGATTTCTACCAGTACGGATGCTAAGTCGAGTTGGAAAACCACCGTTGATGGCTATGATGCTGGTCATGTTTATTCTGCTTCAATGGGCGGGCAGGTCACCGGTCGCCGTGCTGGTACATTAGCCAATGAGGGCTTTACCGGTGCGATTATTCTGGATGACCCATTAAAGCCTGAGGATGCATTTAGCCAAACAGCTAGACGTAAAGCTAACCGTAAGATCTTAAACACGGTCAACTCTCGTAAAGCTAAATCTGACACGCCAATTATTCTGATTATGCAGCGTTTGCACGTTGAAGATCCGACTAACTTTGTGCTGACTGGTAATGTGCCTGGTGAGTGGGAACAAATCAGTATTCCCGCACTTATCGATGATGAATACATCAGTAAGTTGCCTGAAAAAATACAGAGAAAAATTCCACGTGATGTTGAGCGAGATGCGAAAGGCCGTCAAAGCTATTGGCCATTAAAAGAATCATTGCAATCGCTATTGCAACTCGAACAAGGCGGACAGGATAAAGACGGCGCAACAGTGTCACGCTATACATTTGCAAGCCAATACATGCAAAACCCTAAAAAGCTGGGGGGTGATCTTGTTAAGGCTGAATGGTTTCAACGTTACCTTGAATTGCCTGTACTTAAGTGGCGTGCGATTTGGGCAGATACGGCGCAAAAGACTAAAGAGCATAATGACTTCTCAGTATTTTTATGTGCTGGTCTTGGTTATGACAATAATCTTTACATCATTGATGTGAAGCGAGGGAAATGGGAAGCACCAGAGCTATTAAAAGAGGCTAAAGCTTTTATTAATAAGCATAAGGATGGCAATACTAAGATCGGCAAGCTTCGTTATATGGCCGTAGAGGATAAGGCGAGTGGTACCGGTTTAATTCAGTCCATATCTAAGCAGACCACTTTACCAATACGTGCGATTCAGCGAAGTACTGACAAACTTTCAAGGACAATGGACGTCATTCTTTATGTTGAAGAACGCCGTGTCTGGTTACCAGCTAATGCACCGTGGCTATTGAACTACATTGAAGAGATTGAAGGCCTTACTGCTGATTGGTCACATGATCATGACGACCAGTGGGACCCGACCATTGATGCAATTAATGATTCATTAGCCAAAAAGCCAACTGTATTTGATTAGAGGAAATTATGGCTGAAACTAAAAAGCCCGATGCAATTGGCGATGCAGGGGCGTATACAAACCTTGTCTCAAATATTGGTACCGAACGTGACAAAGCTTCATACGGTTCTTTCGTTAAGAAAGTAATTCCTGATGAGCAATTAGAAGCCGTGTATCAACACTGGTTGGCTAAGCGCATCGTAAACCGTCCAGCAAGTGACATGCTCCGAGCTGGATGGTTTTTTGAAGGGATTCAAGACAACGATTTATTGAAGCTTAAAGAGGCGTGTAAGGCTTTTAACTTAGATGGGGTGCTCTTATCTAGTTTGGTACTTTCTCGCTTATATGGCGTTTGCTATGTGCTTCTAGGGACTGTAGATGGCGGTGACTTAAATCAACCGTTTGATTTAAACAAGTTAGGCGTGGGGCGTTTAGAGTTTTTCACTGTGCTTAAGAAAAAGTACATTGAAGCTGATACCAGTAAATACTTATCGCCTAAGGAGGCAGGTGGACTTTTAAAGCAGCCTGAATTTTATAAGCTAAAGCTTGATGGAAAATCTACGCAAAGGATCCACCATACACGCTTATATAAGTTTGGCCATGCCGATGTAGTTAATGAAGAGCCGGTAAGTGTTTTACAGGAAGTTTATGAAGATCTGCTTGATCATGCCGCCGTTAAGAAAGCCTCAGCAAGTCTTGTGCATGAATCAAAAATTGACGTGATTAGAACACCTGGTCTCGTGGATAAGATTAAAGCTGACATGCAAGCAGTTGCTGAACGTTTTCTTAGTGTCGGATTGCTTAAAGGCTTAAATGGCATGATCGTGCTTGATGCAGAAGAGGAATACGACTCTAAGTCATATAGCTTTGGTGGTTTGCCAGATCTTATGCGTGAATTCTCAATTCAAACTGCGGGTGCTGCTGATATTCCTTACACCATTCTTTTCGGTCAATCGCCTGCAGGCATGAACGCAACTGGTGAACACGACACACGGAACTATTACGACAGTATTGCTACTAAGCAAATATGGTCCTTAAAGCCATTCATGATGAAGCTTTTAAGAGTAATTGTTCAAACTACATTTGGACGTCAGATTCCAAGCTTAGACGTTGTTTTTAATCCACTCTGGCAATTAGACGCTAAAGTCCGTTCTGAGGTTGAAAAAGCTAACGCAGAACGGGATGCTAAATATTTAGAGATGGGCATTATTACAGAGCCACAGATAGCACGGCAGCTACTCATTGACGGTGTTTATTCAGTGATTGATGAAGAACATATCAAAGAGCTTGAAACAATGGTGAAGCCTGATGACGACGATAATTCAAATCCTAAAACCTCCCCTCCAGCAGGCGAAGAAACGTAAAAAAGGTCGTAAAGCTTCTAAGCCGAGGGCCGTGCACGTAAATCGCCGTGTAGAGCTATATTACACACGGCAATTACTGGCTATTTCTAAATACTGTCAGGAACAAACAAAGGAATTAGTTATCCCTACAGTCGGCCAGAATATCGGTGATGCTTGGTTTTCTGACATGATGACGGCGTTTAGGGAAAAGCTCACAAAGTATGTTGTTGAGGTTTCGCGACCTTTAGCCACAAAGGTCGTGACTGACACCCAAAAGGAAGTGGACAAGCAAATTGCAGAGCACACCAAAACAATTATTGGTGTGGATTTAACGCCGTTTTATCGAGCTGCTGATATTCAGGATGAAGTAGATCTAAACATTACGGCTAATGTCAGTTTGATTAAGTCTATTCCGCAGCAATACGCCGATAAGCTTGAGGTATTAATCACCAATGCTTTGCAGACTGGACAAACCAATGAAGAGTTGGCCAAAGCTATTAAGCAATTAGGATTATCTACTGATTATCGTGCACGTCTTATTGCTAGTGATCAGATGGGCAAGATTAACGGCCAAATTAACCAAGCTCGACAGCTTTCGATGGGTGTTGAGACATACACATGGCAAACGGCGAAAGATGAGCGTGTAAGGCCAGATCATCAACATAAACAGGGCAAGATATTCAGATGGGATTCACCGCCAGACGGTGGACATCCCGGTCAGCCTATCCGTTGTCGATGTACTGCATTGCCTAACTATGAGGATATTTTACTTGATTAAGGTTGAAAAAATCTAAATAAACCATATAGATATTTTTTAAACATATGAGAATTAAAAATGACTTTACCTTTATTTAATGCTTTTAAAACACCATATGAAATCTGGAATAAAAGACAACTTACACCAGAAGAAATTAGTTCTCAAAAATATTCTATTCTCGAAATGGTAGACGGAGTTAAAGGTGAGGTAGAAAAAACTATAAGTTGTGCTTATGAAGCTGCTGTACATATAGCCGAAAAAGGTTTGGATATTGGTTTAAAAAGATTTATTGAAGATGCTTTACAAGAAAGTGAGATATTCAAAATTTGGCGAAATCAAATGCCAGCAACCATTCCCAAAAACATTGAAAAATATCAACAAACCTACCCTAATTGCGATATGAATAAAGTTAATGAAGAGATAAATTCCCATGGTCGCTTTATGTCAGAAGGGCAATATGTTTTTCATGGAGGCTATCTCTTTGATAATGGCATTTTAGGATTTAAAACTTCTAAGCCACTTTCAACTACATTGTGTCCAGAAGTAGCTTTAAGAGAGGCTGAATTTCGCGGAAAAGCATACCATCAAGGAGAAATTCATTTATATATCTTATATATAAAAAATCCTAGAACTAACGCCTATGTATTTAACCCTAAGGGTAGAAAGTTAGGACATGAAAAAGAAATTTTATTTGGAGCAAATGCAAATTTAAATTTGATTAGTAAGACACTTGTTTCAGAAAAATATTTTGTCGGTCTTGATGCTATTAACAATAAAGAAATTCCCATATATGTAATTGAGGCATCAATATCATAGATTTTAAGTAAAACCTAACCCACCCAAAGCGGTGGGCTTTTTATTGAACGCAATCTATGAAAAAATTTTACTGCTTCAAGGTAGTTGACTTTACTTTGAGAATATTTTGATTAATTAATGTTGAAATATTATTTTCCAACCATATATCATTTTTTCAACAATAAATACTTGAGAACAAAAGATCATGAGAGAGTTAAGTTTTACAGATATTTACGGTAATGAACACAAAATTAATGTTTTACATCAAACTGTTTCTAACATTGAAATTCCTGAAGGTTTTGATCACTATAAAACAATTGATCAGCCTTTAAGCATTACTGGAGCTAAAAATTATATAAATTTAGGCGATATTTTACTTAATAAAACAACAGGTGAATTAAAAACAATACTTCAAATTGGACCGGAGAAATTTCCTCTTATTGGGAAATTAAGTACTTAAAACTCTTTAAGTCAAAAACCATCCTTTGAGATGGTTTTTTTATGAGTGCTATTTATGAAAAATATTTATCGCTTTAAGAATTTTTTGATTGAATAAATTTTAACACCCTGATAATAAATTTCTTATTAATAATTATGAGTCTAATAAATGTCAGCTAAATTTAGTACTTGCAAAAAACACAGATTTAAACTTGAAAGAGATTTAGAGGGGAAGAGTTGTGTAGTAGCATTTTTCGGAGTCAATCCTTCAACAGCCGATAGTGTTATTAATGACTCTACAGTGAAAAAATGGATCGTTTTTGCTAATAGGCTTAATGCTCATAAATTAATGGTTGGAAACATGTTTAGTTATATAACTCCCTATGTTAAGGAGTTAGCAACCTGTGGCGAAGTGACAAACATTGAAAATGAAATAGCTCTTGATTCTATTATCCGTGATGCAGATATTCTTATTGCGTGTTGGGGTACTAGAACAAAAGTACGAGCAGTACTGCGCCCTTATTTTGATCAACTAATGGATAAATTAAAAAACTCGAATAAACCCGTATTTTGTTTTGGTTATACCAAATCAGGAGATCCAAGACATGTAGGTAGAATTCCATATTCAACGGAGTTAGTTAGAATTAAATAATTATTTTTAGATCATTATTTGAACATCATTTAACTAACTTAAATCAAACCACCTTCGGGTGGTTTTTTTATTGAGCGCAATTTATGAAAACCATTTACCAACTCAAAATTGGTGACTTTGCGCCAAGCGAATCGACACGCTCATTTACCAAAGAGGGGTATCTGAAATGCGTCAATGTTCGCTTAGCTAAAGCGCCTCAAGTACGTCAGTACTATGCGTATGAGTTTCCATCATTGGAAGGTTATACCGCTGATCAAGTTATTAATGTCTACACGCCTGCAGAAGAGCTATTCAAGCCTGAGGCTATTCAAAGCTTCAATGGTGTAGACGCTACAGACTATCACCCGCCTAAGAATGAAATTAACGCATCTAACTGGAAGGATTATCACATTGGCTATTGTGAGAACGTTCGACAGGAAGGCGATTATCTGGTGGGTGATTTGCTCATTAAAGACAAGATCAGCATTGATTTGATCCAAAGCAACGAACGGCTAGAAATGTCGCTTGGCTATGGAGCCTTATTAATCGTTGAGCAGGGTACTGCGCCAGATGGCACGCCGTATCAAGCCAAATTTATCAATTTTATTGGCAATCACGTAGCACTCGTTAAATATGGCCGTTGTGGTGGTGATTGCCGCATCGGTGACAAACAGCAAACTCCACCAAAGGGGAATAAATCAATGGAAGTAATTGTAAACGGTATCCGTTTTAACATCGGCGATAACACGCCTCTGGCCGATGCATTAAAGCAGCAACAAGAGCAGCTGGAAAACATGAAGGCTGCAAAACTTAAAGTAGGTGATAAGCAATTTTCTATCGGTGATGAGCTTGGAGCAATTCAAGCAGTCGTAGATCAGTTGCATACCGAAAAAACTGCTCTTGAGCAAAAAGTTGGTGATCTGGAAAAGAACCAAATGACACCTGAAAAGCTTGAGCAAGCTGCTGCAGAGCGTGCTGCTGTGATTGCTGATGCTAAAGCATTGGTGCCGTCAGTTAAAACGGAAGGTTGTTCATGTGAGCAAATCAAGCGTGATGTTATTGCTGCAAAAGCTGGTGATGCATTAGTAACTGCTTTGATGGGTAGCGTATCAGTAGGTGATGCAAAGCCTGAGCAGATCGACACAACTTTCCGTGCACTCTGTGCTGTGAAGGGTACTCATCCTTCTAATCCTGTAGGTGATGCGCTTCACCAGCAGCAAAGTGTTAAAGCTGGTGATGGCAACCCATCAGGCGGTGGGGAAGAAAAGACCTACAGCAAAGAAAACGCATACAAAACAATCTAAGGGGATGTAAATCATGGTTAAGCAATACGATGCTGCACCCGGCATGAAGTTTCACCTCATTGGGCCAGAGGATATTTTATCCCTGCCTGTGGCCGGTACCGGTTTGGTAAACGATGGTGACGTGGTTGTACGAAGTACTGACGGAAAAACAGTTTCAGCGGTAACTGGTGCAACTAATACCAAGTTTGGAATTATCGTACATCACGGCGTAGGTAAGTCAGGCAAAACGGCAGATGGCAAAGAAGCCTATAAGGCTACTGATGTAGCACCGGTTATGACGATCGGTTCGATTTACGTGAAGGTCACTGCACCAGTCACCGACATTAACGCAAAGGTTTATGTTAAAACAGCTAACGGTACCACAGCAGCGCCGTTAGGTTCTTTATCCCCAACAGCAACAGACGGTACAGAGTTACCGAACGCATCTTGGGAAACAATTTCAAATGAACAGGGTTTAGCAGCTGTTCGCTTACGTGGGGCATAATAATTATGAGTAAATTGGCAGCAATGAAGCTACGTCTAACACCAGTAGCTCAAATGGTTCAGGCAAATATTGGGGATGCATTTAATATTGATGCATTAGCTCAGTTATTCGTTAAATTGGAAGAATTTAACGAAATGGGTCCTCAGCTTCAGCAAGTGATGGATTACGCCAAATACATTCCTGTTAAACCTGTCAATGCCGTATATGGCGGAGGAGAAATCCTAAGCCGTAAGAAGGGTGTGGGTATGGGTAAAGATCATTCAGGAACTGGTAATGATATTCCCTTGGCTGAAGTTGAATATGATACTGTTCAATTGCCAGTGAAGGTCGGCACGATCAGTTATATGTATTCAGTGTTTGAGTTACAAGCAGCTCAAAAATTAAATTTAGCACTTGAAGCAGATAAAGTAGAGGCCGCTCGTCTAGCTGCAGAAAAACACTTAAGTAACATTGCTTGGTATGGCAATGCTCTTACCGGAGTTAAGGGCTTCTTAAATCAGACGGGTGTAACCATAGTTACAGCCCAACATAACTGGGCCACCGCAACCATTGAAGAAGTACTAAGTGACTTCAATGCAAGCTTGGCAGATGCTGAAGATCTTGTTGATGGGGATGTATCCGTACAGCCAGATACTTATTTGATGGCATCAAATCAGTATTTACACCTTTCTACCCGTGTAGTTTCTGATTCTGGCGGAAAGACTTTCTTAAAATTTATTGAAGAAAATAACATCTTCGCATCACAAGGTAAGCCGTTAACCATTCGTGGTTTAGGTCGTTCAAACGGCAAAGGTACAGCAGGTGCTGACCGTTCTATTATTTACCGCCGTGATCCGTCATGCATCCAAATGAAATGTGATGACGTCACTTTCTTGGCAGCTCAACCAGTTGGTGTAGATATTAAAGTGCCTGGTCACTACAAATATCAAGGCGTATGGTTGAAGCGTGTTGATTCTCTCCGTTATTTGGATCACGTGTAAGGATTAAAACAGTATGAAATATTCTTATATCTATAGCGGCTTACAGGCCGCTTTTGTTTTTTCTGGTATTGCTGTTTTGCCTACAGGCACACCAACTCTTGTGGATGAAGAAGCGCACAAGAAGCTCACTAAAAATAAGTTTGCTAAACATCTTATTGATATCGGTGAACTTGAAGTTCAGGAAATTGCGGAAGATGAGCCAAAAACAGCGGGTAAAACTGGTGGTCGTGGCGGTAAAGGCGGCAAGCAAAACGATGCAGCAGGTGAGCAGCAAAAGCCAACTGATGAAGCTGCTTTGGCCGCCGTGAAAGCTGAATTAACAGAGCTTGAAGTAACGTTCAGTGATGATGAAACACTTGAGCAGCTACAGGCTAAGTTAGCTCAGGCTAAGGAATAAGGTAGACATATGGACGTACAAACGTTTCGTAAAAAGTTCTCGACTGATTCGAGTTTAATGTCTTTGCCAGATGAGAGAATTCAGGATGCATTAGAAGAAGCAGATCTGGTCGTATCTCAAATTGAGTTTGGCGCATTAAAGGAACGTGCTGTAGGTCTGTATGCAGCACATATTCTTAAAGTTGGTACTGCAAGTGGCAATGGTGCTGCTTTTGGTACCGCCTCAAGCATGACAATTGCGGGCCAAAGTGTGAGTTATTCCCGATCATCGAAAGAAGCTTTCTATGATTTAAGCAGCTATGGCCAGCGTTATCTTGCGTTAAAAAATTCCATTCCAATCGATGACGAAGGCACAAACCCTAACCGTTTGGGTGTTGGTGCCTTTGTTGTATAGGAGAATCCCATGCCTTTTAAATATCAGGCACCAGAAGGTTATAAGCCAACCAAACTCGTTATTGCCGGGCAAAACCTAGATATCAAAAACGGCGTTTTAGAATCTGATAATGACATTATCCATATTTTAAAGCCCTTAGGTTTTGAGCGTTATGTTGAAGTGGTTGAGCCAAAGAAATCGACGGCATCTGCTAAAGAGTAATTAAGCTATGAGCGATTATCGTGTTGATAGCCAAGTCAACTTTGATGAGATGAATAATCGCGTTAGGTTTGAAATAAGACGCACGATTAACGCTCTTACTTTGCGCTTACAGCGGATTGTTCAGGAAGACATGTTAAGTGGCCAACGACTTAAAGTTCAGTCAGGCCGCTTGCGTGGATCCGTTTCATCAAAGGTGGAAGAGGATAGGGATTCCATTGAAGGCACTGTGGGAGCTGGTGGTGCTTTGGTTCCTTATGCCCCTGCACATGAGTTTGGTTTAAATGGTTCTTTGGGGGTTAAAGCCCATCTAAGAACTATTAAGCAGGCTTTTGGTCGACCTATCTCACCGGTTCAGGTCAATATTAAGGCCCATTCTAGGAATGTTCGTTTTAGAGAATTGCGGTTTATGCGTGATTCACTGGATATCGTGGCCAAGATTGTGCCGAAAAATATTGATGCAGCAATTCAGCGAGGTATTGCAGGTGGATAGCGAAGCAATTTATCAGGCGTTGTTTGAAAGGTTAAGTACAAGGGTAGAAGGATTGATTACTGTAAGTCGCCGTTTACGTCACTTTAACCATGTAACACCAGAACAGCGCCCAGCCATGTTTATTACACAAGGCAATCAACAGGAAGTCCCGGTACATGGTTTAGATTCAAAAGTTGAACTAGCTGCTGAGGTTTATCTCTATATTCATGAATCGGACACTACAAAGCCGCCATCATCGCAGATGAATTTATTCATCGATCGTGTACGTGAAGCAATTCAGCCGGACCATCCAGATTTTAATGAGTGTCAGACCTTAGGTGGTTTGGTAGAGCATTGCTGGATAGAAGGTACGATAGAAGTATATGAAGCAGTAGAAAACATGCTGGATGATCAGGCGATTGCAATTATCCCTATCCGGATCCTCACAACCAATTAACAAAACATTCATTTTATGACCGCCTCTATGGCGGTTTTGTCATTTTAGAGAGGTCAAAATAAATGGCTCAATATTTATTTGGTGCCGGCAAGATCTTTGCTACACCGATTCAAGATGTATACGGGCAACCGATTAGCAATCCCACACCAGTTGAAGTGGGGGTTATGCAATCCGTTGGTGTAGATATTAGCTATGACTTAAAAGAGCTTTTTGGTCGTGGACAGTTCGCCGTAGATGCCGCGCGTGGTAAAGGTACCATTAAATGTAAAGCTTCTTTCGGGCGTATTAACGGTACATTGTTAAATTCAATTTTCTTCGGTGGTGTTGTTGCTGAGGGTGGAATCGAAACAGTTTCCCAAACCATTAATGGTGAAGTGATTCCGGCTGGTGGCACTGTTACACCGGTTGTTCCTAACAGCGGTACATATGTAAAGGATCTAGGCGTAACAGATGCTAAAGCAATCCCACTTAAACGTGTAGCTTCAGCACCAGCAACAGGGCAATACAGTGTAGATGCGGCAACCGGTGCTTATACATTTGCTGCTGCAGATGCAGGTAAAACGGTATTTATTAACTTCCGTTATTCAGCAATGGTGGCGGGCGCTAAATCAATCACTGTCTCAAATCTAGATATGGGTTATACGCCAGAGTTTGCCGTTGACCTGCAACGTGATTACAAAGGCAAGTTCATGCATATGAATTTCTTCCGTTGCACCAGTAACAAACTTGGATTCAGTTCAAAACAGGACGATTACGATATTCCTGAGTTTGAATTCCAGCCTATGGCTGATGATCTTAACCGTGTTTTCAAAATTGATTTATCGGAGTAATAGCAAATGCAATTTAAGCAAGTTGATAACCCACGTGGCACTACAATTATTATTGATGGTCAGCCATTTGTATTTGCTCCATTGTCACTGGGTGCGGTTGAAAAGTTATTACCAGCTCTACAAGATTTTAAGCCTGATGATGTTGGTACTGTGATTGATGTTGCGTTTAAGTCGCTTAAGCGCAATTACCCGGATATCACACGTGATGATGTTGCTGACATGATTTATATGGATCAACTCATGGAAGTTATGGAAGCTGTAATGACTTTGTCTGGTCTTAAAGGAAATGATGACAACGCTGCAGGTGGTTCGGGGGAATAGATTGGGAGGAGCTTTACACGCATTTAGTGCTGACAATGGGTAAAGATTACGACTATGTGCGTAATGAAATGGATTTGCCTAGATTAAGAGCTTTAAGTGCATATCAGCAAAGTAACCCTCCCGCTCATATAGGGATACAACGGCTTTGCCGTATTTTGGAAGCATTTATGGGTATTGATGAAACTCCGCCAGCTATTACCATTTCAGATGATGATGAGGATGATATGTTGGAAGTTTTGTCGAATTTTCCGCAGGGTGGTTAAGGCTGCCCTTTTAAATATTAATGTGACATTAAGTAACCAGTTTGTTAAATTGTACGAACTTTATAATAAATGGTGAAATTATGACTCAAACAAAATTTTGTTATGCCTGTGGCCAACAAATTGATGTTCGTGCAGAAATTTGCCCTAAATGTGGTGTAAGACAGCAAGATGTTAGAATCACTGGGCGAAAAAGTAAGGTGGCTGCTGGCGTATTTGCTTTGCTTCTAGGTGGGTTTGGGGCGCATAAATTCTACTTAGGTAGAGTTGGCCAAGGTATCCTATACCTTATTTTCTGCTGGACTTTTATTCCAGCTATTATCGCATTTATCGAGGGTATCCTATACCTATGCAGTTCTGATGAAGATTTTGCAAAAAAATATGGCTAATTAAGTTGCCATAAATGATTTTTAAGGCCTTGCAATAGCAAGGCTTTTTTATTTCTCCACAGCTCCTTAAAAGGAGCTTTTTTTATGCCTGTGAGGAAGTTATGGCAAATAATAACCGTGTTGAAGTTCATGTCGGTGCCAAGACCTCTGAACTAAAAGAGGGGATGAAAGACGCAGAAAAAATAGTTTCAGATTCTACAAAGAAAATTGAAAATTCGAGCCAAGGTATAGATCTTAAAATAGATTTATCAGGGGTACGATCTGAACTAAATAATTTTGCTAACAACATTTCTGATAAGTTTAAAAGTGTTGGAAACGATATAAAAGAATCTTTAACAGGCGGTTTCTCACTAATTAAAGGTGGCTTTCTTTTAGGAATTGGTGAGGAAATAGCAAGAACTGCTGCTGAAGCACTTGGTGCAATACCAGAATTAGTTTCCGCGGTTGGTAAAGCCTCAAAAGAAATTGAAATTCAATCACGATTAGCAAATGCCAATACAACAGAGTTTCAAGAGTGGGCTTTTGCTGCTAACAAGGTAAATGTAGAGCAAGACAAACTTTCGGACATCATGAAGGATGTAAACGATAAGTTTGGTGATTTTATGCAAACGGGCGGCGGTGAAATGGCCGACTTCTTTGAAAAGATCGCCCCTAAAGTTGGAGTCACTGCAAAAGAGTTTCAGGGTTTATCAGGACCTCAGATTCTTGAGAAGTACTACCAGACCCTACAAAAGGCAAATGTTTCACAGGCTGAAATGACCTTCTACATGGAGGCAATTGCTAATGACGCGACTTTATTAGCACCTTTACTCGATAACAATGCAGAAAAATTAAAAGAATATGCAAAACAAGCTCACGACCTTGGCGTCATTATGAGCTCAGAAGCTATGGAGTCTACAAAAGAGTTTAATACTGCTTTAGGAACCATACAGTCTACATTACAAGGTGTAATGACTCGCATGGCTGCACAAGCTGCACCAGCATTAACTGATTTGGCAAATAGATTTTTGACTTTTGCCGTTGAATCAAAAGAAGGAATAGATGATTCGATTAAATCTATCATAGGAATTCTTGAAAGCCTCTTTAGTATTGTGGGTGAAATCTTCAATACAATTGGTGAGATCTGGAAAGATTTGACTAGTGATATTGGAGATGGTTCTGTTTCACAAATTGGTTTTATGGATGCAGTATCTGTAGCTTTAAGAGCTTTAGGAATTGTTGCAACTGGTCTACAAGTGGCAATTCAATCTGCATTTGCAATTATTCGCGCCGTTGTTGTGACAGTATGTCAAGCCCTTATTATTGCTTTTAATGGCCTCATGGCTGGCTTTGACATGGTGCGAAATACCATTCAATTCGGATTAGATGTACTTCAAGTAAAGTTTCAGACATTTGGTAGCGTTGTAAATAATATCCTCCATTTTAACTTCTCAGGTGCTAAGGCAGCTTGGGAGGGTGGTTTATCACAACTAGGTGGGATCACTGATCGATATACAAACCAAATGAAAGGGCGAATGGCTGACCTTAAAAACTCTTGGAATGCAGGGGCAACAACGGCAGCTAATTCACTTGTTACAGCAGGAAATAGAATCCTTGATGTTGCTTCAGCAGGTGGCAAAAAAATTATCAATTACGTTTATAAGGACCCATCAAAACCAATAGAAACACCAAGTGTTCCAAAGTTGGGGATTGGGACTCCACCACCCAGCATTAATAAAGGTATTGGTACAGGTGTTAAGGATGATAAAGGCGGTTCTAAATCATCTGCTAAATCTAAGGCTGAGCAAGAAGCTAAAGAACGTCAACGCCAAGCAGAACAGGCCGCTAAAGCACTTGCGGATATTCGGTATAAATATGCATCCGAAGAAAAGAAAGTTGCTTTAGATCTGCAAAAGGCATTGGATGAAATTGAAAAATCCAAGATGACTGCAGATGAAAAAGCCGCTGCAAAAGTCAAAGCAGAGAAGGATGCCTCAGACAAGATTATAGCTATCCGTTTAAAAGAGTTTGAGGAATACAAAAAAGCTCGTGAAGAACAGATAGACAATTATCAACAGCAAGCACAGCGCCTTTATGAAATTGAGGCTGCACGGATCCAAGCCGAGTTTGATGCCAAGAAAATTTCAAACGTTCGTAAAGTTCAATTAGAGAAACAGCTTGAAGATCAATTACGTGAAATTAAACGGCAGGGTCTTTTAGAGCGTTTAGCACTTGAGAACGAACAAACAGGAATTACTGGCAAGCAAGGTAACCAAAACCAAATCACCAACAACATTTCTGATTTAGAGACAGACCAGAAAGTTGCTGACACTAAGTCTATGGGCTTAATCAGTGATGCGGAAATGAAAGACTTTGAAGCTAAGTTTGGTGGCTTTACTTCTCGACTTTCTAACCTTTGGGATCAGGGCATTCAGTCTCTTATGAATGGTACCCTCACTTGGAGTAACGCAACTAAAGCAGTGCTTGCTGACATGGGAGCATTTGCCTTGCAAACAGCTACTAAAGAGTTGCAAGGATGGCTAAGAATCCAAGCCATTAAGTTGGCTCGTAAACTTGGCTTTGTCGGTGCTGAAACAGCAGCAGAAGCTTCTGGCCAAGCTGCTCAAACAGGGGCAACCATTGCAGGTGAAGCAACACGAACCAGCGTTACTGCAGCAGGTGGTTTAGCACGTTTAGGCTTAAAAGCTGCTGAAGCTATCAAAGGCATCATGATGTCGGCATGGGAAGCGATGGCTGGAGCTTTTAAAGCAATGGTCGCAATTCCATATGTCGGTCCAATTCTCGCCGTTGGTGCCGGTGCGGCTGCATTTGGTTTGGTTGCTGGTCTTGCGGGCAAGATTAAATCTGCTCGAGGAGGTTACGACATTCCATCCGGTGTGAATCCTGTCACCCAGCTGCATGAAGATGAAATGGTCTTACCTTCGCAACATGCAAATACCATCCGAGAAATGGGTAAAGCCTTGCGTAATGGGGCAAGCTTTGGTGCCGCTGCAGTTGCTGAAGGTGGAGGTGCGGGAGCAACCATTAATATTAGTGCAATTGATGCCAAGAGTATTCAGCGTCTCTTGAAGAGCAACGGCCGTGCAGTTGCTAATGGTTTGCAGAGTTATGCCCGTGGATTTGGTAAAAACGGTAAATAAGGAGGTGTAAGTGTCAAACGTATTATTTCCAGAATTACCCGGTCTTGAGTGGGATACATCTATTACTCCCATGTTTAACACTAAAATCATGACCTCCATTAATGGCCGGGAGCTTCGAGCAAGCTTTCAGGCCTCACCTAAATATGAAATCTCGTTGTCTTACGCATTTTTGCGCGAAAATAAGGGGAGAAAGGAATTGCAGCAACTTCAAGGATTTTATTTAGAGCGCCGTGGGGCATTTGATTCTTTTCTCTATAAGATGCCTGATGATAATGAGTTTAGTTGCACTTTTATTGGTGATGGTACTACTACAACTTTCCAGTTATACAAGGATATGTACACAAGCCAATTGCCTCTAGGTAATACCGAAGAGCAGATTATTGGTGAAGCTGATCCGAATATGTGGAATCAAGTACCTGTAAAAACGATGTGGAATTCTGACCCAGAAAAGTTGATGTGGAATTCAGCAACTGCTCAGGTAACTAGTGATGGTAAGTATATTCTTTCACAACCAATAGAAGAGGGTGTAGAGGTAACAATAAAAGGTACTTTCTACTATCGCTGCCGTTTTAAAGATGACACACAGCAATATATCAACTTTATGCATAAGCTTTGGAAAGCAGGAAAGGTTGAATTAATTGGTTCTTTGGGGAACAAGATATGAGACAGGCCTCTCCAAAACTTATAGCCTTGTTAGATGCTGATCAGTTCATCATGGCCGATCTTTATACCATCACAACTATTCAGGGCATTGAGTATCGCTATACAAGCTATGACGTCAATTTGACAGTGCAAGGTAAGGAGTTTCGTGCTGATGGACCAATTATCAGCCGAGAAGGGACTAGCCTTTCTTTAGGTATTGAAGTAGATAACTTATCTATCACTATTGAGGCAACTGAAAATACAAAGTTCGGCGATGTACCCATAGCTCAAGCTTTCCATAACGGAATTTTAGACGGCGCTCGGTTTAAGCTAGAACGAATTTTCATGGATATGAATACTCCTACCGATACTAGTGCCGGCACTTTAGTCTTATTTGAAGGGCGTATTGTTGAGCCTGAGCTTAATCGATATGAAATCAATGCAAGTGTGGTTTCTGATGTTGATAATTTAAAGCTACAAATGCCACGGAATCTATATACACCAGGATGCTTAAACACTCTATTTGATAGTGCATGTGGACTATTAAGTGCGGATTTTGCTGTAAATACGACTATTGGTACCAATAGTACGCCTAACCGGATTCTTTGCGATTTAAGGCAGCCACAAGGTTGGTTTACTCAAGGTGTTGTGGAGTTTTTAGAAGGTGCAAATATTGGAATTAAACGAACGATACGCTTGCATGAAGCTGGTTCGCTAATCTTAACTTTGCCGCTTTTAAAAATGCCAGAGATAGGCGAGGCGATTCGTGTTTATCCGGGTTGTGACAAACGTCTTGATACATGTACTAATCGTTTCAACAACCGTGCTCGATTTCGTGGTGCACCATTTGTACCCGTTCCAGAAACTTCTATTTAACAATTTTTATTCAATCAAAGCCCTGCAAAAAAGCAGGGCTTTTTATTTGGGAAATATATTATGGCAGTTCCTGACAAAGGCTCGCTTATTGACCCTTCGGTAACAGAGCAACAATTCAAAACAAATTTAGGAATCATTGTTGATTTTCTTAAATCTATTGAAAAGCAAAGTCCTGTTTATGAAACAACAGCCTTGCTTACAGCAACACGGCCAACTGAGAATCAAGCATATGCAAAGGCATTAGATACTGGCAAAGTTTGGTTTTGGAATAAGCCAGCTGGTTCACCTGAGGGTAATTACTGGACTGAAACTCGGTTAAGTGATTTAGATCGTGCTGAAGATGTTGCTACTCAAAAAGCAAATACGGCTGAAGCCAATGCAAAAACCTTTGTGAATAACTTAGTTGGTCGTATCGCATCAACATATTATGGCTTTGTAAGAGATATAAACGGGAAGGCACCTATTTGGGGATATCGTGGGCGAATAGGTTTTACTGAACTAGACTCTCCAACAAAAGAGCGAGTAAAAGCTCAAGTTGGTCTGGGAAGTTTAAATTCTCAACGTTATATCCCCTTGGCGGAAGATATAAATAGAAGGTCTCCGGCATGGTTTCAAGATGGGATGTTTAATTGCGCGGCTTTTCATCCTGATGCGATAGAGCGAATTAAAGATAATTTAGGTCCAATTTCTGGAAGTGGTTCAAACAATGTCACGGATGCAGCTTTTCCGATCATTAGCGATGGGGCATCTTTAAGGCAGTGGAAAGCTAAAGTTTCAAACTTGAAATATGGAATTGCTAATACACAACCAAGACTTTTATTGACAGGAGATAGCTGGACCGATTACGGACAAATTTCAAATCGTATTTTAACAACTCTGCGTACTTATTTAGGTGAGGCGGGAACTGGCTGGATTAATCTTGGTGATCCTAATGCTCAGTTTGACTATGTGTCAGTTACGCGGGCTGGAACTTGGACGTTTGAAGATTTAAATATCAACGCTAATTTTACATATAGCTCTGCTACAGATGGTTATGCACTAATCAGTTCAACAGTAGATAGTACATTATCAATTGGCAACCTAAACAAAGGTGATCAGTTGACGGTGTTCTTTGGCAAGACTGACGGTACTTTTAAATACAGTATTAACGGTGGTACAGAAACAACTGTTACAGCAAGCGCAGCAGGTGCAGAGATCCAATCCGTTGTAATACCTATTGCCCCATTAAACAATGTAGTTTTCACAGTAACGTCTGGAACGATTGCTTTTTATGGTTTGCATCTAAGAAAAAGTACAGGATCTGGTGTTGAAGTCACAAAAATTGGTAATGCAGGCGCAACGGGTAAAGATTACTTAAAAGTGTCTGCGGGGTCTCGGTCATATTTTGCTGACTATCTTAAGCCAGATGCAGTAGTTATTTTTCTTACCACAAATGACTATCGAATTGCAGGCAATACACCAGACACCTTCAAAAACGGCGTTTCTGCAATGATCGATGGGTACAGAATCAATAATCCAAACTGCGGTTTCATTCTGGTTGCCCCCGCAAGATCAAATGGTACGGCAGTTACACCCCTCTATGAGTACCGCGATGCAATTTATGAGATTGCTCAAACTAAGCAATGCGAGTTCTACAACATGCATGATGATTGGGATGTGTGGTCAGTTGAAAACACAAATGGTCAGTGGGCAGATAACTTGCATTTAAGTCACATGGGGGCTTATCGCCTTTCTCAAAAATTATTTAAGAATTTCTTTGAGGTTTAATCTATGAATACCTACTTAAAAATTGACACTGCGTTACCTGCTGGCCTTCCGTATTTAGATTTAAATACGATTTCATTGCCACAGTCATTAACTAATATCGGTAACTTAATTCGTGGTTACCGGTTTACTAATGGTTATGATGATGTAACGGGAGCGGCAAGCTCACAACTTATTGGGGCTGCTACACAAGTAGCAGATGGTTATATTCTCGGGAAAAATGGTTATATCGATACTGGTGCAAAAGAAACAAGTGAATTTCTTTGGGTCTTTTTAGGACGCACACCTGCAAATGGTGATGCTTATAGCCCTTTCATTTCGAATTTTGTCAATCTTGCAGTTAGTACAAATGGTAAAGCTTGCGGTAATAACTTAGCTAAAAGTTTTACTGGTGTGAAAATGTCACCTGCAGCCGATACAACTACATCTCAAGGTTTCACAGCTGCATCTTTAACAGCTGGAAACTGGGCTTTATATGCATTAACTAGAAAGCTTGTTACGGGTACAACATATCAATATCACTATTCGATGAAGACTGCTAATCAAGCGAAAATCTTGAAATCTAGTGCTAATGCCGTTGATGTTGTTCCTGATGTTCAATCAAATGTTTGTATTGGCTGGGCACCCAAGTCTGGAACTCAATTCCCTGATGTATCAACAACTGTAAACCTTGCATCAATTCATAATATTGGTCTGGATCAAGCGGCTCTTGGCACACTTGTCGACAACTTAATAACTGAACTTGCTGCGCAGGGCATTGTTCTTTAAATGAAAAATTTAGAAGCAGTTCAAGAAGCTCTTACATGGCTCGGTACTCCTTACCATCATCAAGGGCGAGTAAAAGGTGTGGGGGTGGACTGTGGTACTTTGATCTGTGAAGTCTATGAAAAAGTTGGGCTCATGGATCATTTGGATCCTAGGCCATATCCACCTGACTGGCACATGCACCAGATGGGGCAACGTTATTTAGAACTCATTTTAGGTGTATGTGATCCAGTAGAAGGTCCGCCACAACCTGGTGATATTGTTTTATATCATTTTGGTAAATGCATCAGTCATGGTGCAATTGTCATCGAGTGGCCACAAGTCATTCACAGTTATATCCATCAGGGAGTCATTATCCAAGATGGAACAAAAGGAAGTTTAGCCCGGCGAATTGCCGGGTTTTTTCGTATGAAGAGGCTTAAATAAATGGGTGGATTATTTGGTAGTACTACAATTAGTACAACGGATACCCGTATTAACTCTATGCGGATCCAGCAGTCAGCTTATGGGCTTTGCCAGCCATTGGTTTATGGCAAAACCCGTGTTGCGGCTAATATGTTTTGGTATGGAGATTTTACAGCTACACCTCATACAACAGTTCAAAAGTCTGGTGGTAAGGGTGGGGGTACAAAAACCAGTAATACCACCTTTAGTTATAGCGCCTCTCTCATGCTCGGTTTATGTGAAAACCAGATTAAAAAGATTGGCCTGATTTGGGTAGACAAAGAGCAATATGTACCTAAACAAGAAGGATCTATTATTTTAGATCCCATCGATCAGTTAAAATTTGAATTATTCGATGGAAATAATAATCCGCCGTGGGGATGGTTAGTATCAAAGCATCCAGAACAGGCAATTAATTATCCGTATTTGGGGTATGTAGCTGTAGCTAATTATGAGATGGGTAATAGCGCCAGCCTTTCAAATCATAATTTTGAAGTGATCAGTACTATCACACTATCTGACACAATTGATGATGCTAACCCGGCAGATGTTATTGAAGATTTTATTACTCATCCACGACATGGTGCGGCCCCAAATCTTAACATTGCGGATCTGGAAGAGTTTAGAACCTATTGCCGGGCAGCTAATCTCTTGATTAGTCCTGCATTCACAGAACAACGACCAGCTTATGAAACTATCAATGAGATTGTCGAGGCGGTTAATTGTGCTGTGGTACCAAGCCCGGATGGCTTAAAGATACGTTCTTTCGGGGACTCTGCAATAACGGGTAACGGCGTTACCTTTACACCTGATCTCACACCGGTTTACCACTTAACTGATGATGACTTTATTGGCGATGATGAGCCAGTACGTGTGCGCCGTAGCCGTGATACAGATGCCTATAATCATGTGCAGATTGAATACATTAATCGCTATAACCAGTACAACACTGAAACTACAGAAGCCAAGGACCAAGCAAATATTGAAATGTTTGGCTTGCGTACCGAGGACCCCGTGGAATGCCATTATTTTTGTGAGCCAAAAATAGCCCGCCATGCTGCACAACTTCGTTTACAACGACTGCTATATGTTCGCAACGAGTATGAATTTGATTTGGGATGGAAGTACTGCCGATTAGAGCCAATGGACATTCTTACGTTGACTGAATCGGGATTGGGGCTTGATAAATTCCCTGTACGTATTACTCGTATTGAGGAAGATGAAAGCGGCATGTTAACTGTTACTGCAGAAGAATTATCTATCGGTTCAAGATCTGCCATTGAATATGACTCTCAAGCGTCAAATGGTTATCAGGGCGGAAATGAAGAACCGGGCAATGTGAATGCACCATCTATATTTGAGCCACCGCTGGATCTTACAGAAGGCAAGAATCAAGTATGGGTTGCTATTTCTGGTGGGGCTAATTGGGGCGGCTGTAACGTTTGGGCAAGCCTTGATAATACGACATATGAAATGATTGGCACAATTTATGGATCTGCACGTTATGGGCAGCTTGTCACCGCCATTGATGCAGATGATACGACATTACAAGTTGAGCTAAATACAGCAAGCCAGATCTTCAGCGGAACATTAGAAGATGCTCAAGCTGACCAGACACTTTGTAAAGTGGGGGATGAGTATTTTAATTATCAAGTGGCCACCTTAAACGGATCTGGTCTTTATACCTTAAGTGATGTTTTACGTGGACGTTTTGATGATACACAAAGCCACAACGCTGGTGAGCCATTTGTTCGTTTGGATAAAGCTATATTCAAATATCCGTACAATGAAGGTCTCGTGGAAAAACAAATCTTTTTAAAGTTCACAAGCTTTAATGGTTTGGAGCGTAAGGAACAAACCTTAGATGAGGTTACGGCGTATAGCTATACTCTAAGTGGCGGACGTCCAACAGGTGTTAAAGGCCTTTCCCTTCAATCACCGTTTGTTGGTACCACTTTCAAGGTTCAATGGCAAAGCTCAACTGGTGCAGATGGCTATCGTGTTCAGGTCTGGTCTAATGGGGCAATGATTCGTCAAGTTGATACAACCAATACGGATTATAGTTATTCGATTGAAGAGGCTAAGCAAGATGGTTTAGGCCGAGCTTACACAATTCGAGTGGCCAGCAAGAATGGCGACCAGATTAGTACCTTTGCTGAATTGAGTATTAGTAATCCGGTACCGCCAGTACTTCTCAATGTGTACACAGCAGCAACCGTAGATTCTATTACAGTGAATTGGGTACCTAGTGAAGTACCTGATCTGAAAGACTATGCTGTATGGCTAAGCGCTACACCTAACTTTGATCCTACACAAATGCCGCCTACGTGGACCGGCACAGATTTAACAACTACTTTTGGAGGGCTACAACCAACTACTCCATATTACATTCGTGTTGCTGCACGTGATGTATGGGAAAACACAGTCTGGAATTATACAAATCAGATTACTCAAAGTACTTCTGAAGCTTAATTTTAATTAACTTTATAGCACCCTAATTGGGTGCTTTTTATTGCCTAAAACTGGAGCAAGGGCATGGCAGATAATCAACAGTTAATAGATACATCAACCGTTTTAACGGCAAGTAAAGGTGCAACCTATGGGGGTAGTGTGGCAGGGGCAGGATCAGCTTGGATCGGCTCAATTGATCTTGCGTTTTGGGTCAGTATCATCATTGGTCTAGCTGGTTTCTTAATGAACTGGTACTACGCTAGAAAGAAAAATAAGCGTGATGAAATTGCTCTTAAAGCATATTTGGAAAGCTTGGAAAATAAGGGTGACTGTAATGTCAAACAAGACTAAGTTATTCGTAATTGGTTCAACAATAGCCGCCTCTTTAGGCGGTTTTTTTATTTATGGACCTAGTGATCAGCAGGTACAAGCTACAGCTTTAAAAGAGGGGTATACAGCGAAGCCTACAATCCCAGTAAAAGGGGATCGTCCGACCATAGGGAATGGCACTACATATTACCCAGATGGTCGCGCCGTACAAATGACAGATCCAGCTATTAGTAGAAAGCAGGCTTTTGAGTATTTGAAATTCACGATGAATAAAGATGCAAAAGCATTTAATAAAACGTTGCTGAATATCCCCATCTCTCAAACTGAATACGACCTATACCTTGATTTCACGTATCAATATGGGATTGGCGCATGGTCTGGCTCATCAATGCTGAAAAATCTAAAAGTTGGCAAATATAGAGCAGCTTGTGACTCATTGCTGAAATGGAAATATGTTGCAAAGAGAGATTGTTCTGTTCGCTCTAATGGCTGTTACGGAGTTTGGACTAGACAGCTTGAACGACACTCAAAATGTATAGGGGCTCAATGATGTGGATTGTATTTGCTGCTAAATACTGGCGAGAAATCATTATTGTGTTTCTCGCTTTTTTATTGGCCATAACAATGGCTGTTCTTAATTACAAAATTGGTGAGCTTAAAAAAGCAGATCAGAAGTGTTTATCTCAAATACAGGAAATTGAGAAAAAAAACTTGAAGGCTCTTACTGAAAAGCAGAATCAATTTAACCAGGTGAGTGCCGATTATGAAAAACTTAGGTCAGAGCAAAATACAAAAGTCGAAACAGTTACACGTGAGGTGCAAAAGATCGTGGAGCGTCCTATTTATCTCAATCGTTGTATTGATGATGACGGCGTGTACCAAATCAACAGTCTTATTGAAGCCAAACATTCCAGCTAATTTAATGCAGCCATGTCAGTCATTTAATAAGCTTGATGATGGTACAGGTAAAGTTATTACTCTATGGGCGGTCGATACAATTGCTAAAGGTAATGAATGTGCAGCTAAAGTTGATGCATGGATAGAAATAGGAAAAGCCCTCAGATGAGGGCTTTTTACCTTTGAATATAGGTCAAATAATATATTTTATTTTAAAAGTATGTAGTTGCTTATAGATTCTTTTAAGGCATAAATTATTTGAACAATAATTCGGGTGTTTTGTTTAGCATCATCTAATATCTCTTTAGTAAAAACATGGTTTTTAGGATCATCAAATATTTTAAACATATATTTCTGATAGTTATCAATTTCCTTGGAAAAAGTAGTTGTGAGCTGATCTAATTCATAATTTTTAGACAAGGTTGAAAAGAATTTTAGTTCAATAACTCTTTGTTCTCTCATATCAATAACTTCACCAAATGATCCTAAGACCTTCTCTCCATTTTCGCTTAGAGCTGATTCATTTAGTGAGTGTTTAATTGTTGATGTAACTTTAGCTAATGTCATTATATCGGTTTCTAAAGCCTTAAATATTTTTAAGGCTTCTGGGGCTAATACAGTTTTATTATGTTGCTCTTTCCAATCATTAAATAAATTAGCTGCAATTATTGCTGCTCCAATTGTGGCTAATGCTGACAAAGAGCTAAAAGTTATCGACCAAGCCTCTTTTAAGGGATCTTGAATGTTGTTATGGGAATATAGCAATAATGTAAAAAAAAATACAATTACACTTAAACTTCCTATCCATCCACATGTATCTATTAATACAATTTTTATATCTTTTTTCATAGACTAACTAATAAATTATCAAATTTTATCTTAACATTACTTAACTTCTAATTGTTAATAACTCATCCCACCTAAACGGATTTCTACTTAATTTATCCCGCGACATCGACCAGTTCCGACCAGGAATAAAACATGGTCCGACACTAATTTTCTTCTTTCCAAATTTACTATGGATGCCATCCATAGCCTGCATTAAACATTCCTTTTTCTCTATTTGTTCAAAGTCAGTTAATAGGTCATAAGTATGGCCAGACTTCGGCTCTAAACCTGTCAGCACAACACCGCACTTCTTATATTTAATTCCTTCTTTGTATATATCGTTTAACATCCTTGTCGCTGCTTTGACAAAATCTACTGCACAGTCAGTCGGTTCTGAAAAAGAGCCTGTAATTGATTTGTTATAAAAAGGGACATTTGGGTCGAAAGGGTTTGACTGTACAAAAGCAATCATACATCCGCACAAAAGCCCTTCATCACGTAGCCTTTTACACGCATCTTGAGCATACATTGAGATAGCTTCTTTTAGATCGGTTAGCTCAGTTACGCGAGTACCGAAAGACCGACTTGCAACTATTTGCTTTTTTGAGGGTGGGGTGTGCTCGATCTCAATGCATGAGATCCCTTGCAGTTCGTAAATGGTTCTGGCCATGACGATAGAAAAACGTTTTTGCATTTCTCGAGGTTCAGCACAGGCTAAATCAAGCACCGTATTAATCCCCATGCTTTGCAACTTTTTTGAGTGCTTGCGACCAACGCCCCAAACCTCTGAAACATCGATAAGTGAAAAGTAATATTCTTTATTACACGGATCCATTGATACCAGATCACAAACGCTGTTAAAGCCGGGATTTTTCTTTGCAATATGATTTGCAATCTTTGCTTCTGTTTTACTTCTGCCGATCCCGACACAAACAGGTAAGCCTAGCCATTTCCATATTTGACCCCGCATTTGTTGCCCGACTTTTTCTAAATCAAAGTTCTTCTCATAAGCGGTGAAATCAACAAAACATTCATCAATTGAATAAGGTTCAACTTCTTCATCTGTAACATACGAAGCAAGGATCGTATGAAAGCGCCGTGACATTTCTGCATACATTGCGTAGTTGCTTGAAAGTACGAGTACATTATGTTGTTGAACAATGTCTTTAATTTGAAAAAGAGGTACACCCATTTTAATGCCTAAAGCTTTTGATTCATTACTACGAGCAACGGCACATCCATCGTTATTGCTGAGCACAATAATGGGTTTATCATTCAAAGATGGGTCAAAGACTCTCTCACATGAAACGTACATGTTATTGACGTCTATCAAGAAAAAGACTTTGTTCTCATGCTTCATGATTTTCTTATCATTTTAATGACGCAGGTGACAACGCCCCAGATAAACAACTCTTGGCCTTCTTGTAGATAAATATTTTTATAATCCGGATTTTCAGCTTTTAGCCATTTTCCCTTTTCATCGATCATTAATCGCTTTACGGTAAATTCATTATCGATTAGTGCAACGACAATATCGCCATGCTTTGCATCCAGACTTCGATCTACAATCAACTCGTCATCAATATCAATGCCAGCGTTAAGCATCGAAAGCGAAGCAACTTTTACAATAAACGTTGAAGTTTCGTTCTTAATTAAGTGCTCATTCATATCGAGCACTTTGTCTATGTAATCTTGTGCGGGGCTGGGGAAACCAGCGGAAATCTTTTCAAGTGCGTAGGGGATAAGCATGTGAGTTGATGGTACAACTAGCTTGATAGACATAACCTCAGATAAAACAAAACCTTTTTGAAGGTATGGCTTTATCTGGATAATGGATGGTGCAATTTCGCTCATATATTTCCCCTAGCTTGAATTTGTAACATATTCAAGATGATATTCTAGAGATGAGCTAAAATTCAAATTTAAAAAGCTGTGGATAAACAATTAGAAGTCAAAAATTGACGTTCCTTATTGTGCATTTGGTCGGAAATTCTTCAGTTCTGATCGAGGTTGAGCGGTGAATTCATCAACTGGCATATCTAGGAAAAAGTCCTTTGCTTCCTCATGCTTACAGTGAAGCCACTCTTCCCTTAATTCAGGTGGAATAACAATAATAGAGCGCTTTTCATCAGTAGGCGCGTGGAATTGCTTCATGAAAGGGTGGTGGTCAGAATTAATGGTGAGCATGCTCATAGATCTGACTTCTTCGCCGTTCACTACAGCATATTCATAAATGCCGGCAATCGTAAAAGGCATTTCATCTTTGCGATAAATTCCCCACCATTCAGGCTTGTTATTTATATACTTCGGTTCAAATATCATATCTGCAGGAATTAAACAGAATTGGTTTTTCTTCCATGCATTTCGGAAGCTGGGTTTTTCGTGAACTGTCTCAGTTCTTGCATTGTAAGTGTTATGAACTTTTTTAAGCTCTTTAACCCAAGGGGCTACTAGACCAAAACGAGCTAAGCGCCATTCCATCTGCTCTTTTTTTGAGAATAAAAGAGGGGCTTCATAGTTGGGATAAATGTGAGATTTATATTCAAATGTTGGCTCAAACAGATCCAGCAAGTGAATTCTATCTTTGGCTATAGGTTCGTAGTTTGAGCACACAAGGAATCCAAATTAACTTTATAAATAATAAAAAATTATGATTACTTATCATCTTTGTCTATTAAATTTATGTAGCTCTCTCCTTTTAAAATAAGTAATTTTTCCTTTCCTTTTTCCTCAGTAATTTTTAAAAAAATATATTTTCCATTGTAATATTCAATACTTACATCATTATTTAAATTTAAGGCTTTTTTTGTATTGGTGAGAAAGATTTGTTCATTTTTGGTTGGTGGAAGAGTATTAACCTTGGAGTAAATAGTACTTATTTTTTGTATAAAATATAAAGAAAATATTATTACTAATGGAAGAAGAATAAGTGGAATTACAACTTCAGTATTATGAGTATTGAACAATCTATTTATAGCAATCTTTCTTTCCTCATCAGTGGGGTTTTGTTTATCTTTTGAATTCTTTAATATGAAAAGGAGTGTAATAACAAAAATGATTTCTACTATACAAAATAATGCTAAAATTTCAAAGACTAGCTGAATTGTTAAAAATATAAATGGTGTTGGTTCATTAAAAATTGGTTCTGAAATATAAATATAAAAGAGTAAAACACCAAGCAGAATTAAAAGAGCTAGTCTATCTTTAATATTTAGAAAAACATTTTTAATATTCCATCCAAACTCTAGTTTAAAATTAAATTTATACAAATTATGGAATAAAAGGTAACATAGGAAACCAGTTAATATTATAAATGAAATAAACAATCCGTCTGGTATAACTTGCTCTACTGAAAAAAACCTAATAAAAGATGGATCAATTGAGTATAGTTTAAAAATTTGAAATATGCCTCCTAAAAAAGCAGGAATAAAAATGATGATACTCCAATGTTCTTTGTAGAAATCTAGCTCCTTCCAAAAGGCTATCTTTTTTTGTGGCTCTAAACTAAACATAAATCCCCTTAACGATTTAAAGCTTGCTATGAAATTAATATTTTATGATTCAGTATTTACGACTTTTGGTAGTTTAATTACTTCTACAATATTTTCAAATGGGATATTCTGGCCTTGTCCTACATCTTCACCAGGTTCTATATTTTTATCTAATAAACACATCCAATAAGTAAGCAAATAATCATTAATATTATTCGTAGGTATTTCTACCCAGAATTTAACAACAGTGGGATGTAATTTATCGATTAACTCACTATAAATTGAAGATCCATGGGCGACATCATAAAAAATTTCTGGAAGATCGAGAAAAGATCTTTGTTCTGTAAGTGCACATGCATCCTCTTTTCGAAAAAAACCAAATGGACCTAAAGAGGTAGTACCGATGCTATAATATAGAGGGCCATGTTTTTGAGTATCTTTTGCTAACATCGGGCTTTCATAATCTAAAATTCCTAACTCAGGATACTGTGAATGAATATTAGCAATAAAGTTAACAATTCCTTCCTTAGAATTTAAAAGACCTTTTGAAAACCATTCTTTAGTGCCATCGGAACCTGTTCTGTGATAAAAATATACTTTAAAAGTATCAGATTTAATATCCAAAGGTTTTGACTTTAAACAGTCCATTATTGCAATTAAAAATAAAGTTGAATTGTTACTTTCTTGATAGCCTCTATAAAGTTTTTTTATAGTTTTTAAGTTGGAACAAATATATTCCTTTGTTGTTTGATAATACTTTGCTAGTGTGTTAAATGCATCTTCATCGTTATCAAAACTAAATACAAATACATCTTCTGACATATATATTCTCACTTAAAATATAATTATCTAAATTTATAAATAGCTATAAAAATTTATTGATCACAACTATCAATATGTTCCGCTTACCAAAGCAACATTTCTCTTCATTCAGCTTCTTATCAAGCTTATGACTATAAAATTATTTCTTAAACCAAGAGACCAGCCTGACTCTTTATAGAATGGTTCACCACACTTAATTGTATGTTCAATATAAAAATAGACCCAATCTTTCATTTGCTCATTCCCTTTTTTTCAGTAATTGATTTAATATTTAGGACCAACTTAATCAGCCCGGCTCTTCATTTTAATATCTCTTATTATAAATATCTAATATTTTAGTATGATGATCTATTAATGCTTGAGTCTGATTTCTTGATTCATTTTTCTCGAAATATAAGCGACTTTTGATTAATACTTTTACTGGTTCAGAAATAATTACATCTTCAATCATATTCATGGCTTTCTTTAAATCATCGAAAGAAACCTGAATATAACCATCTGTTACATCGTTATCATCATCGTCTGTAGTGTGGTTGATTAAACGTTTAATCGTATAGCTTCCTATGGCTAAGCTGTTCGCAATGGTACCAAACGTGCGGCGCAAGTCATGGAATGTAAATTCGATGCCTGAATTCTCAGTTACTTTTTCACGTGCTGCTCGGCGGTCTGAAATATGGGAAACACCATTTCTATCGGTAAAGACATATTTATTATCATCGGCACGTTTTTTACGTTCTCGCATAATGTGCCAAAGGGTGTCACCCATAGGCAATAAAAGGTCCTCATGGTTTTTAGTGTTAATGATTTTGATGGTACCGAACTGAAGGTCCACATTTTTCCATTCAACAGATTCTGCTTCACTGCGTCTAAAACCAGTTAAAGCAAGTAAAAATAAAAAGTCTTGGTTTGTGTACGCTCTAAAATCGTTATTTTGTTCACCCATCCAGTAAGTTGTGGCCACAGCTAATGCCCATGCTTCACGCTGATCTGCACGAACATGGCCTTTTCTGCGTTTAATTTTATTGAAAGCTTTTTCTTCTTTAACAATAACAACCGGGTTTTTAATATTTAGAATTTTGTTCCCAGACTCATCTTTATATCTGCTAATCGTATGATTAAAGAGGGCATGTAAAAATTTTGATGCAAGATTAGCTCGGGAAGGGCTTGCTTCCGAAAGCTTCAGATGACGATCAATAATCATTGCACTGGTGATTTGATCAAGTTTTACATCTTTCCAATCACTGAAGTAGTTCTCTATGCATCCGTCATACGCAATTAAAGTAGTTTCAGCAAGCTTCTTACGTAATTTATAGTATTGGTAAGCTTCAGAAAGGGTAGGTACTAACTTTTGTAAGGCATCATTTTGAATTGCTGAAGCTCGTATATCACGCTTTTGTTTAACTGGATCTACACCTTCATCCATTAAGATTAGCAAGCGTTTAGCTTCAGTTCTGGCTTGTTCTAATGTATAGACGCCATGTTTTCCAATAACTTTACGTTTAGATTTGCCATTAGGCATTTTCTTTTCAGCAAAATAGCTTTTAGTTTTCCCCACACATAAGCCAAATCCTATAGTTACTGTATCTCTGTAAAAGATTTGTTTCTCTTCAGACAAGGGAATAGAGTCTATTACCGATTTAGTAAATTTAATGTGTTGAGCCAT